CAATTACTTTAAGGCGTTCTTCAAGTGCGCTTGATTGCTCACGTGCCTTCTTCATTGCAATTGTTTCTACGATAGCTGCTACATCTGGATACTCTGCTGCCCATGTTTCAATGTCCTCATCAGACTTAGGTGGCTTCATTTCTTTTTTAGTTGCAGCACTAAGTTGAGATTTTAATGCCTCAAGTTCAGCTTTAAATTCTTCTGATTGTTTTTGTTGATGTCGGCGTAAATCAGAGTAACGTTTTTTAAATGTTTTTTCTTCTGCGCCAGAAGGCTCAACTTCTTCTGGTTCAGTTTCTTCTACCTCACCCTTTTGTTCTTTAATAAGTTGCTCTAGTTCTTCTTCTTCCATTTGGCGTTTTTCTTCGTTATTATATTTACGGTTTGCAAACGCTACTTTTTTCTGCGACTGCATTTCTTCAGCCATAATTTCTTCTTGTGCCATTGTATTCTCCTCGTTGGGGCCACCGTAGCCATACACCTGTCGGGTAGATGGGGGATGAGTAGCCAACATATTGTAGATTATTTTTTAGAAGCTAATCCACCACGCTTCATCTTCTTAGTTTTCTTTGGTTTAGGTTTAGAGGCTAGGCCACCTTGGTTAAAGTCATAGTAGCCGCCTGTTTCAGAACCTTCACTTTGTTGTGGTGTTTCATCCCCAGATGTTTGTTGAAAGGCTTCTGCTGCTTCAAAAACATTCATTCCGGGACCCCCATCACCAGAACCAGAACCTATAAGTTCTTCAAAAGTACGTGCGTCTTGATAATCTTTTGTTGCTTCAGCTTTTTCTTGCCGTTGTTCTATCTGTTCTCTTATTTTTGCCCTATACTCTTCTCTATTTCTTTTTTGATCAGCCTCCCTTTTTTGTATCGCTGCCAACTCTTTAGCTTTTGCTATCTCTCTCATTAAAGTATTGAAAGATTTTTTCTCAAGTGCGGAAGTTAATGATACTCCATACTTTTTTGCTAAAGCCTCTGCCTTTTCAATAGCATACGCTTCAGTACGTCTATTTCCTTTTCCATCCACAAAAATATCTTTTATTTCAGGGGACTCCATCATTCTATTAATACTTGCTGCTATAACACTTTGCCTTTGGGGTGACATAGTATGTAACGGGTCTTTGTCCTCATATTCCCCAGATAGTCGTCCCATTTTTTCTGGGGATGAGAATGTAGCTGAACCACCTCTAAACGCATCCAAAATTCCACCAACAACGGCGGCTTGACCCCCGCCTGATTTAACTTTAGATTCTCCAAACAGGCTTATCATTCCCGGAGATACGTCAGTTAATGGCCCCATAGAATATTGTCTAAGAGCATCACGTAATGGTTCTTCCAATCTAGCTGAATTATACTGAATGCCTGTATCATCTGTAGTAGCAAAGCCCGGATTACGGTCGTTGTTCTCTCCATCACCCGTAGGAACTCTTGTTGTTGCTACCCTAGCTGTTTCTTTTTCAGGAACAACCTCTTTAGCTACATAATCTTCCTCGCGCACAAATCCTGTAGGTATTTCTGTGACACCGGGAATAAAAGTAATTTTTCTTTTTTCACCAGTTTCTGAATCAACAATTGTAATTGTTTGTGGTCCACCTTGAGGTGGTTTTAAAAAGTCACCGTATGTTGTTTCTGGCTTTTCATATTTAACAGTAGGTGTAGCTGATTGCCGTGCTTGTTCCACAAATTGACGAGATGCTGCATCTGGTGCTACTGTTGCTACGCCCGGTGTGTTGCCTTGTCCTGCAAATTGAGATGGTTGATAAAATACACCAGAATTAGGATCAACAGCAGGTACAGATGTGCCATTAGCAGCATATACTATACCACCTTCAGACATTTCCTTTTCTTCTTTTTTATCATTATACTCTTCTTCGTCTTCGTTGTCAACAATAATTAAGTCCATCATGTTAAAAGGTAGATCATCAGGAATAGTAGCTTCATCACTATTACCCATCTGACCCATCTCATCCATCATCTTCAAACCCATCTTAGCTTGTTGACGCATCATCATAAGTTTTTCAAGGCCAATGTAACGCACGACATCAGCAGGAAATACAAACTCTCCCTCACTCAACTGTGCAGGAATGTCATCTCGCACCTCTGCTTTAGACGAACCCGGTGGTACATCATTACCAGACACAGGGTCTACAGTGCCACCATCGTCTTCAAGACCGCCTTCATCAAACATGCTCATTTGTCTATCCATTGGTATTGCTCCACCTTTTTGCAGCATTAAGCCGCCTTCATTTTTCATATATCTTGGATCACCTTCAGTCATACCGCCAAATAATCCTTTAGCTTGATCCGGCTCAAGCAACATATAGCTGTCCTCATCAAGAGAAGATGTATTTAGTTCTTCTTGCCAACTGGGAACTGTGTCCCTGCTTGCACCCTCGTATTCATTTTTATATACAAAAGAATCATAGCCATTCTTATTTGCTGTCTGTTTTAGTGTATTAAACCACTCTACACGATCCTCTTGTTTATTTATAGTATTTAAACCAACTCTTCTTGCCCTATGCGCTTCAAGAATTATATCTTTCCATAGTTTTTCATCCATGCCAGAACGCATTACATCCGGCAACATATAATACGTGTCACCCCCTACCGTAACTCTAGGTGCTTTAGCTAGTAAGTCTGCATCTGCGGGTTCATCTAACAAAAATTTAATTAGTTGTTTGTCATTTTTAGCTACAGATAAATTTGCAATCCAGTTTTTAGGCTCTTTAAAAGAACCTACATCTATAATACGTGCAGGTTTTAATTTATTTTTTAATACCATAGGAAGGATACGTTCATCCTTGACCATTTGTTCTGCTAAGTCTTTATCATACTTTACGTTACTAGAACCTCTAGAAGTAGCTTGTGCCGCAGTACCAACATGAAAACCTATGTCATTAGTACCTTTACCTACTACATCAGCAGAATCAAAATCTGTTTTTGTTAAATGAAAGACACGTGATGCAGGGTCTTCTGGATTATATCCTTTGCGTGTAGATTTTGTTGCTGTACGTAAAGTCTTACCTGCAGCATCTCCAATAATAGGAACCATTCCCAAAACACCCGCAGTAGCCTCAATACCAGCACCTACGTAGTCTTCTTCGTCTATAGCATCAGAAGTACGTTTAATAGCAATGGCTTCACCAAGACCGGGAGTTGATTCAGCAATAAACATAGGTGCTTCTTCTTTTAAAAATTTACCTGCTGATTTTAAATTAGACATTTGTTCAGCAAGCATTTCTTCTTTTGTGCGAGTATCAACACCAGTGTCAATATCTTCTGCATCTTGAATTGCTTGCATTTGTATATCAGTTAATGCCATTTGCCTCTTCTCTTAACTGTTTTAATTTACGCAAGGACAAAACTGCACCTTGACATCTGTATAATATTGTAGAGTGTTCTGATTGTTCCATTGATTTATGTTGATCTTCAATCATAATGTCAATAAAATTATTGAATGCCTCCCATTGGTCCTTGTTGTTGACCATTGGCTTGAGGCGGCTGATCACCTGCTTGCGGTATTTGTCCTGATTCATTTCCACTAAATCCTTGCTCTCCCGGCACAGGAACCTGTCCAGTGCCTATTGTGCCGCCACCTGCACCAGTAGGGTCTAATGGGTTAGCCGCTGCCTGTGGGTTTTGTTGACCCGCCTGTGGCTGTGGTTGCTCCTGTTGGAACCCTTTCATAATTTCTGCCTGTAGTGCGGCTTCATCCATATTGTTGGTTACTTTGTCAGGGTCTAAGTCCATAGACTTTGCAATCTCACGAATTACATATTGGAACTTAGCAAAAGGTGCGAGTGCTGGGCTGCTTGCTACTTGTAGGAACTGCATTAAACGCTGGCTACGTACTTCGTTAGCCATAAGACTTTCTGTACCACGTGCCTTGACTTCTAGGTCGCCTTTTATTTCTTTATCAAAGTCAAACTGCATATTAAAGCGAAAGAAACCCTCGCCTAATGGACGCAGTAAATAGTCATCTACGTTTTTAATAACTGTTTTTGTACCACCCTGTGCTGCACCCATAAGCATAGAGATACCTGATGCAGTACGGCCTACGCCAGATATACCTGTTTGCCCATGAGCAAACGATGGAAAACCTGTACTTTCATCTGCTAGTACACGTGCTTTATCAAATAACATCATATTTTCTTGTGACACATTAGGGAACTTAGTACCAAAGATAGCCTGACCCGGTGCGCCACCTTGCCTACGGAATATTTTACCCGGATACAGCGACAAGTCTTGGCCCGGTAAAAGGTTTGTTTCATCTCCCTCTACAATCAAGTTACCAGACAATACAGCATTATCAACAGCCATACGCATAAAACCGTTCATTAGTGTTTGCGTATCGTCCATATTTTCTGCAATGCCAATACCAAAGAATGAGTATGGGTTCAATTCATATGGCGCAGCATGATAAGGAATCTTGCTAGGTTTAAATGGGTTAAGAACCATACGAATAAGTTTGTTGTTACACACCCAGATGTTTGCTTGTAATTCGTCAAAGTCTTTTAGTTCTTCTGGAATTTCTATACCCTGATCCATAAGCATTTCAGTATCGCACATGCCCCAGTACTCAAGAACTTCAAAACGATCAATACCATGTTCAGGTGCATAATCAGATAGGTCATCTTCCCAATACTTTTTAGTATAGTTTTCTCCAAACGAGATACACTCATCAATTACAGAGTCACGAAAGTAAGGACGTTTTTTTAGTCCACGCAATTGTGAACGTGACATTTTGTGTCTTTCAATTACAAACTGTGCCTCATCCATGCTATTTGCATCAGGGTCAGGATAAAAATCCCAGCATGATACGTGTTCAACTTGTGGAACGGTTTTAAACATTGGATCATATTCACCATCATCTCCCCACTTTGGATACTCTTTATCTGTAGCAAAAGGACCCTTCATTACACCCGTGCCAAACAACGCCATTTCAAATGCCGCATTGCGTAAATGTTTAGATGCTCCTGACTCTTCTAGTTGGTCATGTATTTTTTTCTGCATCTTTTTAGCTGCAATCATAGCAGGGCTAAATGTAACTGCTGTAGGTGTTTTGCCCGGACCTTCTTTTAATTTGTCTTGCACAGGTTCTAGTTTATTCTGTACTACACCTAGCTTCTCTTGTAGTGACTGTGCAGTAGAACCCGGTGGCAAATCATTTCCATCACCAGCAAAACCATATGGGCTAGTAGATAGTGCAGTTTCCCCACGTAGTTGTTCTGGCTCTTGCGGATCAAAACTAACATCTTCTACTACGCCTTCTGGTAGTTCAGTAGGCTCTACGGATAAAGGAAAACGCTGATTAGCAAACAAGACATCCACAATCTGTCCGTAAGCTGCCAGCGTCTTTGTCTTAGTTACTTTAATAAACACACGAGACTTTTCTGCCTCTGTAAATTGTACATCAGGTCCATATAGTCCACGATAATTACGATAGGCACGTAGCCAACGCTCTTCATCTGTATAACGATAATCTTCTGATCGTTGGTATCTTTCCATAATAAATGGAATCATACCTGATACATCGCTATCGTCAGTTACAGAATCTTCTGTATCTTCCAATGCAATTGCATCGTCTTCAATCATAATTTCTTCTTCGTTCATGGTGTTTCCTTAATACCCAAAGGTGCTGTCTGCAACAGGCATATTATTTCTTGGTCCTTGACCTGTATCAAAATCAAATACGCTAAACCTTGGTCTGGACATTATACCATATCTCAAGGCATCATACAAATGGTCTTCACTATGCGTATCAATGTCTTCTGGATTTTTCTTATCCAAAGGGATGGACGGTAACTGTGATATGACATTTGTGCAGTTATTAAAGAAAACAAGTCTAGGTTCCTCTGTAAAATCATCTACCTGCAAACGTCTGTGTATTTCGTTTTTACCTGCTACACGACTACCACGGCTTCTATCTGATGGTCTCCACCTGCATCCTCTACTAATCATTTGTTCTGCAAGGCTAGGACCAGTATCCCCACGTTTATGCCACAAAGAAGAATCAAGCACACCGTACCGAATACCACCATCTCCTGCTTCTGCCTCTAATATCATATCTGCCAAATCTGTGGCGAGGACTTTACTAACATAGAGTTCTCTATATACAATAAGTTGTTCATCCGGCGCAACAGCAAACCAAACAACACCAGACTTACTACCATAACCGTAATCGCAAGCCCTAAACTTAACCCAATTGTTAGGTATATCAAAAGGCTCAGTAACGTGAATGTTACGGTCAAACTCAGTAAAAGCTGCACCTTCTTTAATATCCCAATCTCCGTCAAGGAGTTGTCTTCTTTGTTGCTCTGGCATGGAGAGTAGCATGGCTTCGTAGTCACCCGACTCTGCCAGATAAGGATTGTCAGATAGTCTTGCTGGGATAAATCGCCGTTTAAATAATGGCCTTCCAGCTTTTTCATGTCCTGCAGGGTATCGTAATACTTCTCCTGTTTCACTATCTGTTGCATCAAACGGCCTATTATACGGTGCAGGGTTAATAAACATACTCTTAACCCAATGATGTCCCCGACCACCGGGGTTAGTTGTTGCTCTCATGTAGATAGGCAAGTCAGGTGCAGTGGACCTTAAACGAGACCGCATGTAATTCCAAGC